GCACCAAAGAGGACACGAAACCCAAAGTGGCTTAGTGACCTACAGCAATGTAGGACCCGACACATGTAAACTCTTCAACACACATATTCATTATCTATTCCTGCAGGTTTTTTCTGTTAAGCAACAAATCAACACTTAGGAGCCTGGATTATGTGCATCAAAGGGGCATGGCTGTCGACGTGCTCCACACTAGGCCATGTTGCCATAATTTAGGCACTTTGGTTGCTGCACATCAGTTATTCCATAACAGCATTACCTCCATCATCTTCAAATGAAACATGCGGGAACATACTAACATCAGGCCGTTCATACTCTGAGAAATCAACGACAGACTTAGCAACCTCAAGAAATTCTGCGTATTCTCTGGCAGAATGGGTTATCTCATCATAAAAGGCGTGAATATTCCGGGATCGGTCACATACCTTGTCAAGGGCCCCAGGCTTGTCAAACATCCACTGGAACACATCTTCCGGGCTTTCTTCTGACAGAATTGTTTCATTGACAATGTCCTCTCCTATTATCCTATCCGGTATTGTGATCACCATATCCAACACAGACTTATCTGTGACATGCGCACTGCCTTCAGCCGGTGTGTTTACTGCTGAGCCAGAGCTAACATTCGACGGTGCACGCACATGTCTCGGCCTCACTTCTTTTCTGCGCGGCGCAATCACACGATGCTGACCAGAGATGTCTGTTCTCACCCATTTGATTACAGTCTCGGCAGCTTGGAGCACGGATGCACTATCAGTAGCTGCATTGCGCTCTTGAGCCAGCACCACAATTGAAGATATATGTTGCAACAACTCATCATCACTTGACACCCACCCGACATCATCAAAAGTTGCATCTGCGACATCATCAGTGAATGAGTCTTTATCTGATGCCGTGTCAATTCTGTTGACCATTGATGTAATGGTCTGCTCAATCATGCTCGAATACAATCTAACATCCGACATGCGTCCAGTAGCACTCAAGGCTCGAGCAGCTGCTCTAAGAAAAGCCCCCTCATAGTTTAACACCAGAACATCAGTGCCAGCAGCCCCATGGGCCATCCTGTCATCTGATTGTTTCTGCCTCCGAGCTGCAGCTAGCAGCCACTGTGCTTTGACGACACGTGCAACGTTTCTGGCAGCTGAAGCACTGGTCATGACACCAACCGTTGAATACTCCTCCGTTGATGACTGCTTGAGTTTTTGCAAAGAATGTCCGATTTGCCTTGCGAGGCCTAGCATCGCTGTCATTGTGCCAAGGAATGAGCCCACAGCTTGAACATGGTCTGTTGTCTCTGCCGACGATCTATATCCAGTTGCGCCCATGGCCCTAAGAACTAGCCCCAAAGCCCCATGCATTGGCATGCCTCCACGCATCTTATCTGTGTCTGCCACGATCTTAGGGACTTCCATGGGCAAAGGCCGCAATAAGTGCCGTTTGTCGGTCCATGCATCCACAGTTAGAAGTTGATCAGTCCGATGCTTTCTGTATGCAACACTGACTTCATTAGCGAATGTAGCATCAGCTGCCACCAAGTCCAGTGCCAAGTTATCAGCCCAGGCATCACCTAGCGCCAGCAACATCTGATCGGGAGGCATCAGAGGGTTTTGGATAAGCAGTTTACTGGTGCTTTTTCCAGCAAGTGGGATGTCAACCACTGCACCACCAGTGCTACGTTTCCCTCTGTCAATGATTTCACTCCACCCTTTTGCTATCTCGCTGTATCTCAGAGATCTGTCTACAATGATCGACTGTTTGGCTATGCGTGACTCTGCAGCCAACGTTTCTGGGTCCATTTCACCATCTTCGACTGCTGCAAGAAAAGCATGCTCAGCAGCTCGTGCCCCAGCTTCTGCATAGATCTGGAGAGCAGATGCCATTGCCTCATATGTGCAGCATACCCGTGCAGCATCTCGTAGAGGAGATTCGATAGCAGTGAAAGATATAACCTTGTTAAGTACAGACTCATCGACAGGTATTTCGACATCTGCGGGAATGGTCAAAGCAGCTTGTGATACAGGTTTGTAGCTGAACATGTATGCAAATTTGCCACTGTTCATGCGCACCTGAAGAGCTGCCTCTAAAAGACCAGATGCTCGTGCCATAGTTATAGCAGCCATCATGTCATACATATTGCTTGACTTGGCATGTTCCACTGTGATCGCTTGCACATTCACACGCACGGCAGCCTGGACATTTTGGAACATCATAATCACATGGTTGGACTTGGAATGACGCATAGACATCCTTTTTGCTGATCCCTCAAATGTGCGGCCAGGTAACATCAGCAGTCGAGGGTCTGCATTCCCACTCCAGCTCTTACAAAACATGTCATACAAAGCATTATGATGTGCTCCGACTGTGGCCGCCCATCGGAATGCAGCAAGACCTTGCGCGATCTTCTTTCTGACTGGGTTGTAAAGCAGAACCCGTGCCTCATTCGCTGTGTTAGACTTGATGGTTCTGTACCCACGATACCCAATGTATGCAGTTGCAGAGTCATACATGTTCTTAGTGTTAGATCCAATTGTTTTGCGCAGTCTGCTCAAGTCAAAGCTCACAGTGGTGAACCCTCGAACAGCTGGGTCATCCAGGTCACAATGCCCTTTGAATGCCCACAAGGCATAAGGACACGGGTATGTGTGATTGATCACTTGGTACCCCGACAACACGAATGCTGCATCTCTGAGAGACTTTGCCATTTCGAATGAGCCAATGGTATCAAACTCAATTCTCATGTTGCGGGCCCCGTGAGTTTGATATGCACTCATCAAGATGTCTTTGGCGGTCTGGATGTTTCTCATGTCTGCTGAATGGACCCGTCTGCGTAAGTCACCAATAGAACGACCCCCCAACAGAAACGATATCAATTCTGTCCTGTCAATCCTTGCCATAACCTCATCAATGAAAGCTTCTGGCATGCACGACGATACTTCCTCAAGTAATGCTGCTTCATGCATAGAACTCTTCATCACTGCTTCGAGAGCTATATTGTAATCAGCCGATTGAGTTATCTTGTCAAGAGATTTGAATGGCTCAGCCATTCCCTGGCTGCGGGCAGCTGTCCGAAAAGAGTCAGCAATGGCGGCCTGTGCACTGGAATGAGTGGCAGCAGCATAAGTGAATGGAGACACGAAAACAGCATGTGCATCGCGAATCACAGGTTTTTGCAACAGAAAGTTGCTAAACACCTTGTCTGCCATGTCGCTTTGGATGGTTGCACACATGTGGCCAATGATCTCAATGAACCAAGTGAGGTGATCGATCTCGCCAGTAGCCATACAGCTCGTAATTGCCTTAATACCCAATCCGTTCAAGGACACTGGAGCAAGGGCATAGATTGTAAGGATGTGGGTTGGAACCTTCATCAGCTCCGGATCAAGTTTGAATACCCACTTATACGAAAGCCAAGCAGCTAAGAAATAAGCAACAAATGGGTCAGCTCCTTGAGATGCAGCTGCAGATGCCGTGCCAAATGCCGTTGCAATATTATCAGTGAGAGAGGAAAATCGTCTGGTGTAGTCCTTGTCAATCCGCATCATGGTTTTTGTAGCATGAGCAACCTGTGTGCCATCTACATATAGTTCGTTCAGGTACACAAACTTTACAGCAGAGAAGAAGCTCTTGACATCGTCCATGACAAATCCTAAGGAAAGGTATAGTTCTGCAAGCAAGTCACGCGCACGTTGAGCCTTCAGAACGCATTCCTCTGGAGTTCCCTCTAGTGCAACTACTGTAGCAGCGTCATCTATCAAGCATAGTGTATACGCAGCCTCTCGCGGCGAAAGCACCTTCTCCTCCCTGAGCAAATATGCCCATCGTATCAAGATGTGAGCATGCATGGTGGTATCGGAAGTTGCCGGCCATCCCTGGATGTTTCCATTCTTGCATTCACTACTCACTTTCACCCCACGACGGTCAGCAAATAGTACCAACTTGTCCCATAAAGCTATCGGTGACTTAGGATTCGGGCACTCCGTCGTCCCGAGAGCATAAGTTTGCCATGCATGGAACATTGCTCGGGACATCTTTGGTGACCACCCTGTTATGTCAGTGGATGTGGCAAAACTTGACTGAGGGCTAATGGCACTCGTGGCGCGTGCCATTGCCTGAAACTTTCGTTTGTGTTTAACGAGATCCACCCGGATTGACACACCTGGGGTCAGTTCTGCAAGAGGGCGGATCGAGTGATCCACTTCTGTAAGGAACTCCCTAGCATTGTCACTTGCAGACAATGTTTCCCGGACCTTGCTGCCTGGTTTTGTGTTCTCAGCTTTACCGGCTTCTGCTGCAATGATGTGATCAGACCCCTTCAGCTTGCCGTCCATGACACGCTTCCTCCACTGGCTCATGTGCTCACCATTAGAAAGTACAGGCCCGTTAAATATTGCCGACAAAAGCTCATTTTGGTCCATCCTTGACAGGTCACGAGAACGGCTCCGATCCATGTACGCACCCAGGTCTGCCACCACTCGAGTGCAGTCTTTGGAGTCAAATATGTGGAAGTCACCAGTTGGGTCATATGGAAACTCCTTGCTGATCCACACCTTGCCCCAGTCTTGTTTAGGAGGTAATGTCAATTTGCCAGACCGTGATGTTTTGTACCAGGTCATATCTTGAGCAACGTATCCTTCCACACATTCAGTCTTAGGATCCTTCTTCCTTTTGCTCAAAAACCTAGCCAAGTCATAGGATTTGCAAAAATCAATGAATAACGCCACCTCTTCAGGTCGACACTTGTTCTCGCTGCTGGTCCTCTCAACCAGTGAATTGTGGAGCAGTAGAGGATCTATATCGGGCGGGGGAAGAAGATGATACAGCTTGAAGAACTCAGCACGAGTACGCTCAGGAACATGAAGACTCATAACAAGGTTGTACCAAGTTGAAGTGAATGGGTGCATTTGCCTCATATCTGCTTCCAAATGCCTGTCTCTTTCCTCCCAACCACAGTTGATAGGACTATCTTTCTCCCCTACTGCGTTTTGCCATCTCGTATACGCAAGATGCATATGCCTTGCAACATATCTAGCTCTGCGAGTGTCGGCAATGGCAGTTCTGATCCACATGATGCATCTCCGCAATTGCATCGAGTAGCTGTATGTGTCGTGGTCACCAGATACCCTCATCATAGAAAATGCCCATGTTGCATTGCGGAGGCTGGTAAGACATGTCCGGATATAGTCAGCCAAGGACCCATCCATGACGAGCATAGTTTTCTCATGAAAGGTAACCAATACCCCAGCATAATTATAACTAGCAGAACCTTCCAACACCTTGGAGAATGCAGCAATCTTGTGGCGTTCCATGGGGCTCGACTCGTCCACCTTGTCGATCATTCTGCGCACATGCTCGCGAACTCTACGTGGTGGAGCCGCCCATAGCCTACAATACTTCACCCACATTGGCTGGGCTCGCAACTGCAAGTCCTCAGCAGCTTCCACCCATTCCTCATAATTTGATGCCATAGCTGGGGCAGAACCACGCATTGGAGCTGACTTATACACCTTCTTGAAGGCACCGGGTGCGATCTTCTGAGATATGAGCTGGTGGTATATCAGGTCATGTGCTGCCGCCCGAGCTGATCTTGACGCTGTAGACTCACTGACAAACCGTGAGTCTGCCATAGCTTGCCCAATTATCCAGAACATTGCCTCCTCGTCACATAGCACTCGAGTTGGTCCGTAGTGTTTGTGTACTGTCAAGAAGTCAGCCATGAGTTTGGCAGATGCATCAGGAGATGTCATCTTGGCCCGTGATGAAAGTCTACCAATCTCAGCATCAAGGAGGTATGATTCAAGCTGGACATCAATCCCTAGTAAGTCCTCATCATCAAGAGCATCATCAAGTGCAAGATCAGCAAGGTATTCGTAATCTTGGGCAGCTACATACCTGGTTGCAAATGAGCAACCTAGAGCTGCTGCCACGCGCACTGATGTGGACGCACGCTGAGTGTATGATGCAATGGATAGCATTCTGTTGCGAGCCTGGTTGATATATCTCGGTCTCTCATAGACTCTTGCCATATTAATGAAACGGACTTGTATTAATCTATTCTGGGAAGCAGGGATAATAGTTTTTGTGGGGTGTACAATATGAACTCAGTACACGGTACCTTTTGATTCCGTGTCCGTTTCGGTGCTGC